CTACTACAGAAGCTTCGATGTTTGTGAAGCCAGCTGCGTTGATAGCAGCAGCAAACTTGTCTGCATCGCTGTTGTCGCCTGTAGGAGCATTTCCTGTAGCTGTGCTCAATGTAATTGTTTTAGCTGCATCTAATGCCAACTGCCCTACAATGCTTTCAGCCAATGTAAATGTTCTTGTAGATGCTGCGGTAAAGGTTCCACTTTTGACAATGTTAGATGTAATGCTGGTGCCTTGACCTGCACCAACGTTTCTATACCATACACGGAATTCAGCTGTGTCTGGTGTTGTGTCAAATCCGCTGTTTTCTTGTGCGTTGCTTTGTACAAACAATGTGTCTACTGAAATGTTTGCGCCACCGCCACTGCGATCCAAATAATACAAGGCTGCGTTTGTGGATGCATAAATCGGTGCCTCTGATGCTACCCATGATTGTGTAGCAGAGCTCCACTGTTTGGCTCTCCAGCGAGCACCTCGATTAGGTTCTGTGGTTTTAATCCATACAGAACCTGTAGCATATCCTGCTACAGTAGTAGTGTTATCACCACGCTTGAAGGTCGGCACATCTGTGTGCGGAGTCTGTTGCAACTTAGGGCTGAGATATTCACCGGCTGTGATACCAATAGTTGCCCATGAAGCTGTTCCGTTGTCTAATTGAACCCGACCGTCTATAGCAGTTGCAGAATCACCAGTTGACCCGCTTCTACCGTCTGCGTATATATAAAGTTTATTTGAAATGACCTGTGCATTTACACCTTGAATATTTGCTGCAATAATATTATCTTTAATTGTGGTTAAGGATCCAGCAACGATAGAAGTGTTATTAATAAACAATGTGCCACTGAGTGTGCCGCTATAGGTAGAGCTGATCACCACTGGCCAGCTGGCCTTCCACGCATTTGATCCTAATAATACCCAATCGCCTGCATCAACTGGTGTACCACTTAGAGCATTATCTCCAAGTCCACCGTTACCAGCAGACTTGTAGTAGATTCTTGCAAGATCTTCTGCTGTACCGTAGGAAGTATCACCTTCAACTGTGCGGAACACTACTGCGTAATCGCCAATTTGTCCTACTGAAGTTTTAGGAGCATTAGTTGTTTCTATTTTGCTTGGAAAATCTGCGTCTGTAAGTACCAATGGCACTTTGTTAGTAAATTTCTGTCCGCCTACTGTGGTAGCGGCTGCACTGTTCCACTCTTGGATACCCCAAGTTGTAGCCTGCGTATCGATCCACCATTTGCCGTTTACTGGGCTCGCTCCCGGGGCATCTACTTGTGCTGCAAGTTCGTCTAAGTCTACATCAGCACGAACAATAAATGCCGCGTTGCTTACACCTAATAAACTGTATGCTGCTAATAGTCCATACTCGTTACGCTCTGAGCCATGAATAGGAGTTGAACTCGCTGTCTGCTCAAAGAACGGAACTCCAAACAGATCGGTAAGATCTCTTTGGCTGGTAACTTTAAATGCTTTGCCAGCATTTGCTTTGGTTGTTGCTGAAGCTGTGTTAGTGCCAGCTCCGTTTGTTTTATCTTGGGCTGTTGCTACGACAATAAGAGGGACCGTACCAGGTTCTGCTGGTGTATAAAAACTCTCGTCGATTACCGTAACTTGTACGCCTGGTGATGTTAGTGCCATATCGCCTATTCTCCTGGTAATAGTTGCTCATAATATTTAGCATACTATTCCAAAAACAGCGAGTTAGGTGCATAACAAAAGGGGTCTAAAAGGGTAAATATCACATGCGACCACTATGCAAGGCCTGCGCACAGAGACCTAGAGCCATTAATTACTACAAAGACTCTCGTGCCTACTATAGAACACTCTGTGAAATCTGTTTATCACACGGTGCAGGTGCGCATATTCCTCGTTGGCAACGTGCAGGATACAAACCTAAGACCGTGTGTGAAAAATGCGGGTGCAAAAGTCCGCACACAGAAGTGTTCAGGGTGTTCCACATAGATGGAAATCTCAACAACTGCAGGCCCAACAATCTCAAAACTGTGTGCTTAAACTGTGCTGCTATCTTAGGCAAAGAGGGAATCACTTGGCGACAAGGGGACCTTGTGGCTGACTATTAGATTTGCACTCTGCTCGTAAAGATCATCGATAGAGCCATTATTATCGACAATGCTGTCAAACTCGCTGCCCAACCATGCCCATTCAGACGCATGTATTTTACGCATCTTCATGGCATTAAGACCTACGTTATTGCCTTGATTAGCACTGATAGCATCTGCATACCATTCAGGCAACTCACCACGTTGCACCCAGACAATATGTCCGCCTGCATCTTTAATTGATTTAATTTCATTAGGGAATCTACAGTCTGAAATAACTATGTGGTCTTTGCTGGTGCGTAGTTTGTTTTCTAATGAAGCTATCCAAATGTCATCGTGAAACGATCTACGGCATACTTCTGTACCCCAGTATTGCAGCACCCATCTAGGAGTTAGTGTAGGCATGTCTAGACGTTCTGCCCACCACGGATCTACTTGTTCTCGCCATTCTCGAGCCTGTGCTGTGCGCCCTTCCAACATGGTTCTATCCCAACCAAACACACTTGCAACAGCATCTTTGAGTGTCGACGCAAAACTTTCTCTGCGAAATTCGTGAAAATTAACTAGATAATCGGCTACAGTGTCTTTGCCTGAGCCTATGAAACCGCATACACCTATGATCATAAATTGTCCCCTTTAGAACAATTATAGCATGTGTGAAATTAAGATGTCAACCAGTTATCCAACCCCAACCCTGTGTAGTAATACCAGTTTTGAGATCTTCCATTAGTTTTTCTATTTCGGTTTGGCCTTCGGTGATCAGTGCTGTGCCGTTGAGCTGTGTGCCACCTTGTGGTCCAGCAATCTGTCCAAACTTGCTTCTGGCTTGCCCTAGCATCATTTTACAGTTGGCCAGAGCATAGTCCTTGATCCATTGTCCAGAATACACATCGTCTATGATAGCAAAGTCTGGCTTGGTATTATACACCATTAGCATAACACTTTCTTCGCCTCGAGGGCGTTGATGTATGATAATTTTATGATTTTGTGGATTCCAAGTAAAATTAATGTAGCTACCAAACATCTTACCCACTAATTCCTGATACTGACTAAACAATTCATATGTTAGTAAACCGCCCATGTTAGTGCTGCTTAACAGGTAGGTATTGGCATAGGCCAAATTAAATGGTTCAAATACTGTACCGCCTGTGCCGTTGCCAGTTCTCGAGCCCACTGATCTGCGGAATATTTGACGTACCTGTTGTATTTCTTTAGGTAATATATACTCGTTGGTACTCTCAGTTAAGGTTAAAAACATATAGCTTTCTTCCACAGCGTTATCGCTACGCTGGCGGAAAACTGCTAGAGCACGATTAAGTGCTGTGTCGTAATGGATGGGATCTAGTTCTACATCTACCATACCATCGCCTAGCATGGTTTTGCAGTAGTTGTAAACAGAATTTTTGGCTTGGTCTGATGTGCTCATACGAGTATTTATCGTAGCGGTAAATATATGACTATGCCAAGACTCAGTTTATACCGTCCCGAAAAGGGCAACGATTTCCGCTTTATAGATAGATCCGCCTGGGAAATGTTCCAAGTTGGCGGTACAGATGTGCTGGTGCACAGATACATAGGTCCTGGTACAGCTATACAAGGCGATACTCCAAGCACTCCTAACTACACTACTGATAATGTAGCAAACATACAGGATCTATTGTTTTTAGAAAATAGAGATCGCAAGTATGATCCTGATGTATATGTGATGCGCGGAGTCTACAATATATCTGATATTGATTTTAACCTCAGCCAGTTCGGCTTGTTCCTGCAGAATGACACTATTTTTATCACTTTCCACATCACGGATACTGTAGAAAAATTAGGTCGTAAAATTATAGCAGGCGATGTTATAGAACTGCCGCACCTCAAAGACGAGTATGCTCTTAATGATTTGACATTTGCGCTGAAACGTTTCTTTGTGATTGAAGAAGTCAGCAGAGCAGCAGAAGGATTTTCAGCCACATGGTACCCACATCTGTATCGTGCCAAGTGCAAGCCATTAGTAGACAGTCAAGAATTCAAGCAGATCTTAGACGATATCGCAGACAGAGAATTCTACAAAGGCACTTACAACTCGACCGTAACATACTATCCTAATGATGTTGTACTTGCTGCCAACGGCAAAAAATATCAGGTAATCCAAGAAGTCACGGGTGTGGCTCCTCCTAACACTACTTATTTTGCGTTAGCTGATACGCTGAGAGATGTAGTCAGCACCTACGAAAAAGAAATGCAGATCACTGCTGCGGTATTAAATCAAGCAGAAGCAGATGCACCACGCAGCGGCTACGACACCAGCAAGTACTACACACTGCAACGTACTGCCGACGGCGATGTAGAATTGGCCAGTACAGATGCCACAGACGTCACAGTAGATGCTGCTACGCAGGCTACCGACGAAGCTGGTAATCTGTTGTATGACACAGACGGCAATCCTGTGTATGTCGGGCAGACTGCCAGCAGCGTAATATTAACGTCAGACGGAGATGGATATGATGGCTATCTAACCGAAGACGGT